AATGAAAGCAATGGAAGCAGCAGCGAACGCCAAATTCACAGAGGAAAACATAAGAACTATCCAAGGGCAACTAGACCTGTGGGCAGCACAAGCCGAAAATTGGAAAGGTCAGAGGGAAAATGTCCTAAAACAAATCGAAGCACAAATAGAACAATGGAACAAGGAAAATAAATTTACAGAAAAAAAATTAGATATGGAACAAACAAGGCTTATAGCAGATATAATCCTAAGAAGCCTAGAGAGCGTTCAAAAAATCGGTCAGATAGTAGGAACAGCAATAGTTAAGTAATATGTGTTTATATCCAAGATTAATACCGAATCCTAAGTACAGGACTTCAAAAAAGAGAGGGTATTACAAACCCTCTCCACATGATGCAAGGTTAAACTATGTGCCTGTAGCATGCGGAAAATGCTATGAATGCCGGAAAAAGAAGGTTAGAGAGTGGAGAATCAGACTAGCAGAAGAAATCAGGCATAATAAGAGCTATTTCATAACACTAACTGTTGATAACGAAAGTTTAGAAGCGTTGAAAAACGAATTAGAAGCAAAAACCGTCAAAGGAAACGAAAACAACATAGCAACACTAGCACTCAGAAAATTCCTAGAAAGATGCAGAAAAAAAACAGGAAAATCATTAAAACACTGGTGCGTAACGGAACTAGGAGAAGACAGAGGAAGAATACATTTGCATGGAATATTTTTCGGAGAAAAAGCAGCAGAATTAGCAATCGAGAAGTGGAAATACGGATATGTATTCATTGGTAGTTTTGTAAACGAAAGAACAATTAATTACATCAGCAAGTATATGTTGAAAGATGACTTAAACAATAGAGAATTTACAGGGAAAGTATTGACTAGTGCAGGAATAGGAAAACAATATTTCGAACGCGGAGATTGGAAATTCAACAAGTACAACGGAAAGAACACAAGAGAATATTACGTATTTAGAAACGGCACTAGAGCAATGATGCCAAGATATTACCGAGACAAAATTTATAGTGAAGAAGAAAAAGAATTACTATGGTTGCAGAAGCTAGATAAGGGTGATACATGGGTGATGGGGGAAAAGTGCAAGATAGATTCAGAGGAATACAAAAACCTCCTAGACTACTACAGAGAGCAAGCGAAACAAATACACGGGGACAATATAGTTCTATGGAAAGAAAAACAATATTGGCGAAGACTGGAAAAACAGCGAAGTATGTACAGAAAACGAAGGAATATGGACGAATATATCGACAGACAAACAGCGGAGAGAATCAACAACTACGAGATTGGTTGCTGCCCATTCTAACGCACGAAGATTCGCCATGCTCGAGGTTCTCGCTGTACTCGACAGACATGAAGGTGTTGCTTCGCAACTCATTACTCTCCTCACTTCGTTCGGCCGTTCCTCGTTCTCCCAACTCGTCACTCAGGCACGCTCGACCCAGTCGAGACGTGTAATAGTATCAGGCTGTTCTTTGTCTCGGCAAAGAACCAAACCGACCCCTTCTCTCATTTTTTATTAGCAATGCTGATGGAGAAGTGTTAAAGAAGTGTTAAAGTCAATTATTTATTTGGTTGGCTTATATTTTTGTATTATCTTTGTGGTGTGAGAAAGAGATAAACACCATTAACAAACAAAAAACTTACAATTATGGGAAGAGAAATAGAAATAAAAGCTAAAGAAAACGACTCTTACAAACTAATCCTCAAACTAGAATTAAACGAAGAGGACGAAGAGTTATTGAAGAAAAGATTTAACTTACTTGCGTTGTCGCCAAAACTAGACAATGAACAGGGCGAAGTGATTGAAACACTATTCGGATATTATTGGTACAAAAATTGTGAAATCAATATAATTAAATAACATGAACAAGATTTACAGCGTTTTAAGAATAGATCGTTGGGATAATGCCCAATCAGTCTACGAAGGAAGAATTAGAGATTGTAAAAAAAGTTTAGAGACAATCGAAAAGGAATATCGACAAAGAGGATGGGAAACAAAATTATACGATTACACGCTAATCATAAAATCAGAGGCATCAAATTACCAACAATATATCTACTTAATTCACAAACCTGATTTTTAATATGAGAAACAAGACAATAGCGGTGATTGCCGACAAAGAGACGGGAGTCATCAAATCAATAGAAACAGAGGTAATCATCTTACAGAAGGAATTAGAATCTGAAATGAGATGGGAATGTATGGAAGCTATTAAGAGGCTTATAAACAAAAAGAGATACAAAATTATTAACATAAATACTTACTTTTATGACTAAAGAACAGAAAGAAAAATTAATTACAGCAGTGGTTACATTCATCACCACAGTATTAAGCATCCTATTTTTACAGGCGTGCACAATGAGTATGAGTATCGCGAAAAACAATAACGGTACTTTTGAACAGAGACAAGAAAACAGTACTAGCGTGGATAGTACAAGAATTAATAACAATTTTAATAAGTAAAAGTTATGGAAAAGAACGCAATGAACCTATTCAGAGTGGAAAAAAACGGAATGAACCTATTCAGAGTGGAAAAAATCAAAGTAAACGAAGAAGAAAAATTCGTAATCGTATGCGGAAAGTATCGCGCGTCAAAAGCAGAATTTAAAGCAAAAGAAATCGCAGAAAATTACATTGAAACCATGATTGATTGGGATATGCTAGTGACCATTGTAGGACAGTTAAGCGAACATATCGCAGAAAAAAAAGTAAACAAAATGTTAAATAATAATAAATAAGACCATGGTTAAGAAAACTATCGGGAAAAACACGCTGGGCGATAACAATAAGATGAAAGTCGCTATGCACGACTATGAGAGAAGTACACACAATCTCTCATACATATGGAGAAACACGCAAGCACCAGGAACGCTAGTTCCTTGCATGAAAATCTTAGCAACACCAGGGACAACATACAAGATTAAGACAAACAGTCACATTCTAACACATCCTACCGTAGGGCCTCTATTCGGAAGCTACAAGTTTCAGATAGACATCTTTACGGTGCCTATCAGACTATACAATGCACTCCTTCACAATAATGCATTAAACGTAGGGCTTGATATGGCCAAAGTAAAATTTCCAAAATTTGCCATAACATTAGGGAAAGATAGTTCTAAGACTCCATGGAGCAGCAGTAGTTTGCTAGCATATTTAGGTTTCAGAAACAAGGGTAGAGAATTATCAGATTCATTAGATTTTGTACACAAATTCAACGCTGTTCCCGCAATCGCATATTATGATATTTTTAAAAATTACTATGCGAACAAACAGGAAGAAAATTTCTACACAATCGGACTAGGCCAAACCGTAGAATTACCTTATCCAAACAATCAAAGCAATCCGATAAGAGTAATGATTAAACCCGGGGGAGGGGCAGATTGGACTTTATCAAAAACAAATTCAATCGATACTTATACCATAAAAACAGGATATGACAAGGCAATCATAGAAGTGAGGAGTAGCGTATTTCCCGCCGATGGGAATATAAAAGATTTAATATTACTAGGTGAATATGGAGGGAAGCCAGGCAGTGCAACCCAATATGTACAGATTACGGCGAAAGAAGCAGCAGGGAGCAATAGAATCGAATACGCTAATAATATCTGGCAAATACCATTCACTATTACAGACGACCCTAGCAACAGAATCTTTACACTCAAAGCAATTAAAACATCAGGAGCGATTTCGCTAAAGTCTCATCCGTTAGAGGACATTGATAAGACTAGGGAACAAATACTATCACTAGGCAGTCAAGAAGGGTTAATTCAATTCGAGAGCGGGAAAGGAAATATTACTCAAGAATACCTCAAAGACCTTATTCAAGTAGGAACAGAATTTTACAGCACAAACCCTCAAATGGGGCTAGCTGTAAAAACTTATCAATCAGATATTTTTAACAATTGGATTAATACAGAATGGATTGACGGAGAAAACGGAATCAACGCAATTACAGCAGTGGACGTATCAGACGGGAAATTGGAATTAGACACGCTGATTTTAGCGAAGAAGGTTTATAATATGCTGAACCGAATCGCAATCAGTGGAGGTACTTATAATGATTGGATTGAAACAGTTTATACAACCGACTACGTAAGTAGAAGCGAAATTCCCGAATATCAAGGGGGTATGTCTAGCGAAATTCAATTCCAGGAAGTTGTAAGTAATAGTGCAGCAGAAGGAGAACCGTTAGGAACACTAGCAGGTCGAGGAATTAACGTTGGCAAGAAAGGAGGAGAAATCACGACAAAAGTTACAGAGCCGTGTTACTTAATTGGTATATGCAGTATTACGCCAAGAGTAGATTACTCTCAAGGAAATGATTTTGACATTATGTTAGACAATCTTGACCAAATTCACAAACCACAACTTGACCAAATCGGGTTTCAAGATTTGCTTACATGGAAAATGGACGCAGAACAGATTGTGTACAGTAATGGAGTGTTACAAGAGTATAGCGTAGGTAAACAACCAGCATGGATTGATTACATGACGAATTATAACAAGACATACGGAAACTTCGCTGTAGGAGAGTCAGAATCATTTATGGTATTAAACAGAATCTATCAAACAGAATGGGAAGGAAATACACCGAAGTTGAACAACTCAACATACATTGACCCGCAAGCGTATAACTACGTATTCGCAGATACGGACTTACAATCAATGAATTTTTGGGTTCAAATCGGATTTGATATCGAAGCACGCATCGTAATGAGTGCCAAAGTAATGCCAACACTTTAATATTTTATGACATGAAAAAAGTAGGAATTAATTACAGAAGCAAATTAGGAACAACACTAGTAGAAGGCGAAAGACTTGAACTTAAAATCGACAGAATGACGCAAAACAACGAACCTATCGGAGATAGCGCGCCACTAATCTACACACCAAGGAAGGACGGAGTAATAGCAGCATACGACATCCGTACGGATAAGTGGGATATTGCCTTAGATGCGATGGAGAAGGTTAATCGAACAAGAGGTAAGATATCAGAACTAGGAGGCATGCGCGAAGCTAAGAAGAGTATCGACGAAGAAGCGAAAAAAGCCGTAGCCAACGGTGCAATTGAGTCGAAAAACGAACTTAATTAGCATGTTACCACTTTAGTGAACGAAGTTCATACGTGTGAAGTGGACGACCATTAAGACCAAAGATTCCGCGGGGACGCCCGGCATAGATTGTCCAATAAGTTTACCGCGGAATCCTCTTTAAAGAGGGTGGTACGCACGTAGCATATATTATCCAGTATTTAATGAGAACTCTTTTAGAAAGAGCGAAATCAATGTAAAAAAATATTATTATGGGATTTATCAAAGATGCGCTAGGAATGATTGGCAATGCAGCCACAGGAGGGCTAGCAAGCGGAGTAGGAAGTTTTGTAAGTGGAATATTTGGAGATAGGGGGTTATCGAAGAAAGACCAATTGGAAATCATGAATAAACAGCACGGATATGAATTGGAAAACATGGATTACCAAGCAAAGCTTAATGAAGAGATGGCACAGAGAAATCAACAGCGCCAAAACGAATACTTCGGAATGACAGCAGAATACAATTCAGCGAAAAGTCAGAAACAACGATTAAAGGATGCAGGATTAAACCCTGCACTAATGTACGGAAGCGCGGGAAGTGGTGGAGCAGGAACAGGAAGTACAGGTGGAGCAAGCGGTAGTGGAGTCGGACTGTCACAAGCGCAAGCGGTAGGTATGGGGCTACAACTAAGCCAAATCAAAGCACAAACGAACTTAATGAATGCAGAGAGTGCCAAAGCATATGCAGAAGCGAACAAAATCAAAGGAGTTGACACAGACGCGACAAAACAAGGAATCAAAGAGAGCGAAGCAAGAATCGATGAGATTATCGCAAAGATACCTTCAGAAAAACAACAGTACTACGTAGGTAAGGCGTATGAAGAAGCACTCAAAGCCTCTAAAGAATTAAGCAAAAACCTAGCAGCAAAAACAGACCAAGAGAGATTAAACCTCAAAGTACAAGAGCATATACTATTTAAAGAGTTTGATAAGTTAGTCGCTGAAATTGACGGTGTAAATCTAGACAACGACCAAAAAACAATTATCAAAAATTCATTACAAAAAAGTATAAATTCTCAAATATACCTGAACACAATGAAAGCAATGGAAGCAGCAGCGAACGCCAAATTCACAGAGAAAAACATAAGAACTATCCAAGGGCAACTAGACCTGTGGGCAGCACAAGCCGAAAA